CTACAAATCACCGTTTTTAACGGCTTTCCTAATAATTGCCATTATCCTGTATTCAGATAAAAAAAACTCTTGAGTAGATAGTTTTTCTACTACATAATCAAAGCGCAAATGCTTTACTTCTGTAAGATATTTATAACGCTTGCAGATAGCTTTGTTTCTTCTTTCTGTTAGTTCTTTATCACGTGCCATACGACAAAGTTATAAAAAAATACGAGGGTGTGTCAAAACTAAAATGACTACTCTTCAAAGTTACAGTTTATAACTATAATATTTAAAAGGGTCGTATCAAACTCTGTATTGAGTAATGATACGGCCCTTTCTTTAGTCTTTTAGGATGCTCAAATTTCAAATTATAAGTTCATATTTTCAAAAAATGAATTTTGACACACTCTCGTATTTTTATTTTAAGGCTGTTTTTATCCTTTTGCACTAACAATCGCTCCGATACCCTTATTTCTTATAGTATAAGCTATAAATCGCTTGTCAAAGCCGACTATAGTACCACGTTCTTCAGGATCGTCATAACGTGCATACAAGTGCAAATCACCGTCAGCCTTCATTACTTCATCAGCATGGAAAGCAAAAGAACAGAATGTGTCTGTATCTGGTGCAGCTTCTGCATCAAAAGCAACTTTTTCCATTGTCGTAGCATTATAAATTGGTGTTGCAGTTGTCTGTAGGATGTTAAAACCAGCAAAGCGTTGAGGAACACCGTTTACAATGTCAAGAATATTTTTGAAGGCCTTTACATCAAATAAAATGAGGTCTGAAAGGTGTTTGGGATTCAATACCAAGTAACGATTTTCCTGCGGTAGATCGAAATCATCAAAACGTTCTTTTAAGTTAAGAATGTCCTCTATAGACAAACGCTTTCTTCCTGAAACAACATCACCCGTTGTGCCGATAACAGGTGTATAATCTGTATTTTCCTGTGGTGCATAAGCATGAGCAGCCTTTGAAGCTGTCTTTGCACGCAATGTATTGCGATGTCCCATCAGAACAGATTCCAACTGATCATAGCTATATTCTATAGCTTCAGGTCTTCTTACAAGCGTATTTTCAGTTTCAAAAGTATCAAGTTCGATACGAATAGGCTTATCTACACGTGATACAACCTTTATTGGATAAGTTGTATTATTGATTAAAACCTTAGGATCTACTCCAGCCTCTGCCATGTTGATTGCATTGTTTTCAACAAGCCCAGAAAAGTCACGTACATAGTTTAGAAATGATGTCTCAGGGTAAAAGTTTTCCTTTATCTGGTTTACCCAAACTTCTTTGTTTAAAGTTGCCATAAATTTTTTGTTTTTAAATTGTTGTTAATATGTTTATTTCTCACTAACCAAAAGTCTATTATAAAGTTCTGGATTTTTTCTTAGCTCATTTGGTGCTTTTTTCCTGTAATCATCCAATGTCCAGTTCTTTCTATCCTTATCATTAACAGATGTATCTTCACAAATGAAATCACGTACCCGAAGCGGTTTTTTTATTCCTTTCATTAATCTTTCAAATGCCTCAAAATTAGTTTTAGCCATTTGTTTTAGTTCACCGTTCACAAATTCCTTATCAGCTAAAAGAATGTGATTATTTGACTCTTTAAGTATATTGTAATACTTCGTTTCAAACGTATTATTAAATCTTTGCTCACGGCTTTCTAATGTCTTTTGAAGCAATAATAAATTGTTTTTGTATGCTACAGACATTTCTTCTTTTTCCTGTTTGTTTATTATACCCTTTGCCAAAGCATTATCAAGCATATTTTTCAATGTTTGAGGCTTGACCTTTTTTATACATTCAAAAACCGTGTCCTCATCCATATCCTTAAAAGCCGGAAGTTTGCTTATACGTGTGTAAAGATCTTCAGGTTGAAATATGCTGAAACGTGCCTCAAATCGACTGATAACAGCATTATAAACGCCCTCTGGAGTATCTTCTTTTGTCACAATTGATTCTCCTGTTATGATACCATCTACAAAGCCTAAATCTGAGGCTTCCTTAGCTGTTAGCCAATGATCTTTACCGTTAAAGAATCTGTTTTTGACTTCTTCAGGTGTCATTTTACACTTTTGGGCCAATATTGAAGATAAATCATCTTCAATAGCTTTCATTTGCGTAATGACTTCACTTAATTCTTGAGCATTGCCATAAGCTCCGCCAGAAACACGATGCAACATAAGACGTGAATACTTTCCCATGTACAAAGGCTTTCCACATAATGCAATAACTCCCGCCATACTTGCAGCTACCCCATCAATGTAAATTGAAATATTTGCAGGAGTGTTTTTTAACGCATTATAAATGGAAATGCCGCCAAATACATCACCGCCATTTGAATTGATGTGAAGTTCCGCTTCTTCTCCTGTTCTAAGTTCCATTATTGCACTTACTACAGACAGTGGATCTGCCTTTCTTCCTTCTCCAATTTCACCATATAGGAAAACAGATATTTTTCCGTTTTCACCATCTACCTTATAAGGGTAGTTTTTGTTTTGTTCATTTTGATTTTTCATTTCACTGTTTCGTTTAATATTTTATTTGTTGTTTTATTTACAGCTGATTTTGTGTTATTTTGTAACATTGCCTCAAACTGTTTTTTTGTTTTTCTCAGCTCTTTCAAATCCATTTCTTTTATATTCTTCTTCACTGTTCCACGTTCACGACAAAACTTATTTATTACAGCGATATTCATCATTTTGTCTTCGTATGTATCACCATAACACATTCCAATATCATAGGATAATTTATATATAGACTTAACTTCTTTCAAACACTTGTCGTAATAAGCCTGTTTTACTTCGTTATTCCCTTCTAAATAGTTTATCAGGTACTTCGCTTCATCTTTGCGTAAATCTTTCGTGCTAGAGGCTCTATTTAACGTCAAATGGCGTATTATATTTTTCTTATCATCACTAGAGAAACCTAATTTTGAAAATAAGGTTTGAATCTTTCTTATTTGAGCATTCGTCAGCGAGTATTCATTCATACAGCATTGTATTTATATGTTTTATTACCTTGAATATGAATATCAGACAATTCATGAAGAATATTAGTCTTATAAATTATATGATGTAAGTGCTTTACTTTTTTTGAATTATCAATAGAGTATATAAAAGCACGTGATACAGCAAAGTTTGAACACTTTACAAGCTTGTTTGCATTCGCAACAACATCTTCAAAACATGTATCTTCTGTATTGTAAGCAAATACCATTTTTGAAAGTTTGTGACTGAAACGGTTTATACCCATTATTACTACTGCACCATTGCAGCCATTCATCATAGATTCAATATCATTGAAATTTATATTATTCACGGCTTCAGCAACCGCTAATTCAGCGTTTATTATACGTTCACTACCCATAATATTTGCGTTTAAAGAATGGTTTTCAATCATAGTTCACCCTCCATTATTTTATACAGATATATTTCATTCATCAGGTCTCCAAAACGTTTGTTTCGTTTAAGTTCTCTTATCTTCTCCTTGTCAGCAATACCATTTAAACTGCATATCTCTTCAATCTCTTTGGCTTGAAGTCCTATATAGGTATGCCACACGTTTATTCTTCTTAAAAACTCTGCATAACCTTCTTTTTCCCTTATTGCAAACTTCTGTAGGTTTGACTTGAAATAAGGCATTCCAGCAAGTATAATACCACAGTTAGAAAGGGTTTTATCTCTCAACACCTGTAAATACAATATCATGGAATGTGTGAGCTTTCCACATTCATCAATAATAAGAACCGGGCTTTTTTTCCTGTTAAGTTCATCAGCAGCACGGTTCATCATTTCATTCAAAGATCCACTGAAGGACACTGAAAGTTCTTTCAGAAGTTCAACAAAAAACTGAGTGGCTTTCATTGTCTTGTCGTAAGAAATATAATACACGTTTTTTTGACGTGCATAGGTGCGTAATGCAGTTGTTTTACCCATACCTGTATCAGCAGTAATACCAATCATAAGACGGTATTTTCGTGCCTTGTCACAGGCTTTGAACGTATCAATGAAATCATAACTCTGGTACAATGTTTCAACCATACCCTGATTTATAAAACTCATTATCTTCTGTATGATCTCCTCAGACAGATTCTGCCATTTTTCATTTTCTATTGCTGATAAAGTGGCCTCACTGACACCACATTTTATGGCAAATGCAGCCTTACTTAGGCCTTTTTCTACGCAATAATCATTGATAACTTGTTTAATCTCAATCTTTTTCATAATTTTGTTTCGGTTTTTATTGATTCTTTGTATGTGAATACAGGGAATTATCGCTCATCCAATGAGCTTAGGTCGATAGCCATTCTTTTTTCACAATGGAAAGGGCTTTCGGCCTTTCTTCTTTTCCTGTATTCTGGTTCTTTAGTCTCTTTTTCGCATTCCACATTTATTTCAGGCACATCTTCAGGTCTTATTCCGTGACGATCTGCAAACCTCATAAGGTTTCCATTACGTTTGTACTCCTCAAAATCTGCTTTCGGAGTTAGTAAAGGGTTCATGATATATGCAGCGTCTGGATCTATTGAAACAGCCTCTTTGTATATTTTTTCCTGTTCCTTCTTTATAGCATTTTCTATACCCCTTAGTCTTCCAGAATGTTTGTTTATCAACTTTATATCATCCTCTGTCTGGTCAGCAAGTGCACCATGAGCATATTTCTTTCTTTGCAGACAATCCAGGCATTTATCAGTGTCTATGTCATAAATGTATATTTGATCAAATGAAGCATACCTTATACCAAACCTTTTATTATTATATTTGACATATTGTTTAGCATTCATAACATATTCATACTTGACACCTCCTCTTTCAATAGTTATCTGGCCACGTCTTGCAATAGCTTCTGAACGTCTAATGAACAACGAAAGAACATCCAAATCTGACACAGCAAATGACTTCTTTTTCCTGCTTTCATCATTAACCGCTTCCTCATACCTCATATTCGGGCTTTTTCCGTCAGATCCTATTTTGTTGTTGTATTCTTCGATACATCTTCCAGCTATAAGTACAATTTGCTCTCTTGTAAGAGGATTCTTGACTGCTTTATCTATGTACTCTTGAGACGGTTTTCCATTCTTCATACGGGTTTTTATACCCTGCCCTATATACCCGTATTCGTTCTTGCAAAAATCATCTCCAAATGTTCTGAAACTACGTTCCACGTTAGACTTTCTTCTCGGATTCATTGATACAGTCCATGTTACACCAATCTTGGATAACCTTTCTTTGAAATCTTGTGCTTCCTTCGTCTGGTTAAATGAATGATTGTCCGAAACTATTTCAAAAGGTAATACTCCAGTTTCTTTTACGGCACTTGCAAGCCCCTTAAGAATTGTTTCTGTATTCTCTGAACTGTCTATAAATGAACCTAAGACCTTTTTTGAATATGAATCTATCACCCAAAACAAAGTAAGAGTTTCAAAGCCTTTCATGTAAAATGGTAGTCTCCACCCGTCTATCTGCCATTGTGAATTAGCATTTTGAGCATTAAGAACACCCAAATAAGGCCGTCTGTTATAAAACTCATAATTCACCCCATCACGTGCACCTCCAAATAGATAGTAATCTCTTATTTTGAGCTTTACCCATGATAAAGAAGGTTTTTCCCAACCTTTTTTTTCACAAGCTTTACATATCTTATCAAAGATCTGGGGCTGATTATATTTCTTTTTTGACGAAAGACAATCAATAATCATCTTTGTGTACCTGACATCAAATTTTCTTTTTACTGGGACACTTTGTTTTATGAGAATCCTCTCAATTCCTTCATTCTCTGCCTTTTTCATTATGTTTAAGAAATACTCATATACATAGTCTTCAGGATAGATTCTACAATAAGCTTTCCATATATCTCTGGATGGACACCGTGTGCCTTCTTCCTTATATTCATACCTTATTGTTAATATTTCCTCTATTACTGCATGTTTTTTAGAATATTCCACAACTCTTTCATCATTGAAATGTTTTGAATAGACATCCCGATACAATGAAAAATTGTTTTCTTTGGCTTTGTAAAGAATTTCATAGAAATAATCTATTGAGTCTTCATCCCTTTTACGCTCAAGCTCTTTTATTATGGCTTCCTTACTTGGTAATTTTTCTCTTGTAGGTGCAGGTATGCTATCATATAAAATATACGCATTAATACCTATTTTTTTCACTATTGATAAGCCTCTTTTTCTCCAATTATCAATTGTGTTTTGGCTAATATTTTTACTAAGCAAGAAAGAATATGATACGTATAATTCCTTTTTACTAGTTTCCATCGTCAATATTTTCTAAGACCGAACTTATATCCTCTTTAACCTTTAGTAAGATCTTTATTACTTGTTTTCGTACTACTAAATAGTCTTTGGTCTCTTTACCATTTAGAATTTTACTCACAGTTGACTGAGGAATACGTGTATCAAAAGAGATATCTGATACCGAACCTTTAGGCAATAGTTTTGAAGCTTTAATAATATCAAACTCTTTCATTTTGCGGAATATTTTATATTTATTCCGCAAAGTAAAAACAAAAATGCGGAACAACAAAATATTATTCCGCATTTTTTATTATTTATTCTATCTTTTATTTGATAATAGAAAACCTTCTACACAAAAGCACTATAAAGTAATTTACTATTTATAGAACGTTTTTCCATGCAAATATTAAATGTCTTTGTAATTTCATTTATTCTATTTTTATCTAATAATCCTTTATTATATGCAAATGATAAAAAATTAGCTTCTCCATCCTTTTTTTTCCATTCATAGTAATTTAAAACAGCACCAACTTCATAATCTTCTCCATCATCTTTATAGTTGATTGAAATAAATTCCATTAATATGGATAAATAGATTATTTTGCTTTGTATATCATCGGTAAATATATTCTTTTGACTCAACTCATACCAATCAGAATATGTATAATATTCTGATAGATAAGTGTTGGTTAAGAAAGGGTTTAGCATATGTGGATCTATTCCTGATTTTATACTTATGTAAGAGATCATTTCATTAATTACCTCCTTTATATTTATTACCCATCCTATATATGAATTTAAAATATCATCCAAATACATAGCAAACTTTGATTTTATATCAAATTCATCATTTAATTGGTTGCTAAAAATATATTCTATGATGTCAGACTCGTATTTGATTATTCGCTTCACTCTTTCATCCTTTTCAAATTCTTTTTCTGTAACATCATGATGAATCCATAAACTTTTTATTCTTTGGTTTTTTCTACCATATGATATTCGGATATAAACAGGGTATGCAGGCTCTCCTTCGTAAATCCCAACTCCCATCGAATACTTCAATTTTTTATTGATATAGTGTTTTACAGAAACTTTGAGCAT